CCGGCGTTAAGACCGGCAACCTGCTCCGCGAGGCGGAGCGAATCATGCACGCAGAGCACGAGGCCAACGGCTTCGACGACCGAGGCTCATGCGTCCTCGGCGCTGGCATCGAGGTCTGGGTTGTGAAGCCCGGCGGTCGTATCGCCAACCCCGAGGTTGTGATCAGGCAGGTGGCTCAGGGCAACCTGAGTTCGCACGCGGCGGCAAAGCCCGCCATCGAGTTCTTGCAAGAGAACGGAATCAACGCACGTTGGAATGACGGGAGGATGGATTGATGATCGATGCAATTAACGCGTGGGCCTACGCCCACCCTGTTATCTGGTACGGCGCGATTGCGGCCGTTTGTATTTACTGTCTGGGAGCAAAATGATGACTAACGTCTACAACATCTGGTCGGGTGAGGAGCAACTCACCCCGGCCGAGCAGAAGGACATCGTCAAGGACATCTTCGAGTCTACGATTCAGTTCATCTGCGAGGAGTGTCCGTCTCTGACCGAGTACGGGATCGACAACACATTCGACGCGATGCTGGAGTACATCGCAGAGCACGACGCGAGGGGTTGACCCTCGCTTTTTTTTGACTCCCCAACTTTCGTTAGATATGGGGGGTGATTGTCTCACGTACTGACGCTGGGCACGACGTGTCCATTCGTACAGTATTGACTTTTAAAACATTTTTTTACTCAGGAGGCGGCAGTAATGAGCAAGCGACGAAACCCTGTGGCTCGACACAGCCGCACCTACAACAAGTCCCACGTCATGCGCGACCGGAAGAAGGACGCCAAGCGTGGATACCGTAAGCATCGGAGGAATGATGATGGCAAGGATTAGATGGGATTACGCCTCCGTCAAAGAGGAGGCACGCAAGTACAGCAGGACTGTTGATTTTAAATCAGGCAGTCGCGGCGCGTATGACTGGGCCGAGCGTAACGGTGTGCTCAAAGAGATGACCGCGAACTACCAGCCGGGAGGCGCAAGAAGGAAAAACACGAGAGAGCGCATAGTTCAGCTTGCCTCTGGTTTTTCCACCTTCAAGGATTTTGTTAATGCCCACCCCACCGCCGTTAGTGCGGCATGTAAGTATGATTGCTACGACGTACTCGATCACTTAGAGAGATCGAGTGACCGTGGGGTGCGTGATAACGACGCCGTGTACTGCTGGGTTGTGACCGGCGCCGCCAATGATGACCTCATGTCACCAATGCCGGGGCACAAGTTGTGCAAGGTCGGCGTGACGAGCGCAAGGCTCGGTGATAGCCGGCCACGGCAGTGCGCGCACGATAACGCCATGAGCATGGGCCTTATCGGAATCATGGAAACTCGCGAGGGCGAGGCGACTGATTACGAGAAGCTGTTGCTCTCTCTTGGAACCGAGGCCGGCGTGCCTCAAGGCTACGACGGGTACACTGAGTTCCGCATCTTTAGCGACGAGGAGGTCAATGAAATTGAGCGGCTTCTCTGTGCCTGAATATTTATTGTTTTACTCAACAATCGATGGTGCACGTCCGGAAGAATAGTACCGGGGATTGCTGTGCCCATATTTTTATTTAACGACTCACGATCATATGGAGATGATTATGAAAGCTGAAAGCTACCTGCGGAAACTGCAGATCAAGAACCCCAACAACGACTGGTACACGGTCAAAGCTGGGGCCGGTTCATACGTCGCGGAGACGACCGCATCCGACGCCATGCGGATTCAAGGCGAATTGCATGACATGACCGTCATGGACCCCGCCGACTTACTGCAACGATTCGAAGAGTACGAAGATTCTGAGTTCGACGGTGAAGAGTGGGGGATTCTGTAATGAGAAACGCATGGGACCTTGCCTCTGTTACGGCCGAGGCACGCAAGTACAAAACCGTACGCGATTTCAAGTACGGCACGCCCGGTGCCTACAAGTGGGCAGTACGCAACGACGTCGTCGCAGACATCACGGCATTCATGTCTGAGATCACCTGCCCTCGCACACTGCTGGAGCGCATCGACGGCGAACTCGGTTCGGCCGCGCGTTACGCGGTGGTCGCCAAGCGCATGACCGACGACGAGCCATTCGAGTACCGGCCTGTCGAGTCAGACCCCGAAGCGATCAGCGACGGGAACTTCATGGACTTCGAAGCGCAGATGTACGACCAAGCATCTGAAGAGCGTAGCGACAAGGCGCTCGATGCAATCGAGTCCCTCCAGCAACACGGCTCACCTGAGCAGGTGGCCGAAGCGTGGGACATGTACCTCGACTACCAGCGCGGCAACTACGACCGCTGGGTAAAGCGGGGGTGCACGTCCGGAAAGAGTATGCCAGCAAATAAACATGGAGGTTGATATGCCGGTGGCAAATCTAAACGGCTTCACGAGAGCCAAGCAACGGCTGATTGAGCGCGGCCAGTACGATCACCACAACTGCATGGATTTCCTTGAGTGCCTCGGCATCACCGTCGGGGCCCTCGGCAACGAGGAGATCATTCAGTTGACTCAGGAAATTCTCAAGACGCCCGACGAGATGGGGCTGATCGAGGACTGATGTTTAACGATGAGCAGTGGCTGAGAGACAACGGGCTCTGGGACATCGCCGACCCATCCGACCTTTACGACAAGATTGTCGAGAGGCGCGAGCGTGGCGACGATGGCATCGAGGCCCCGGTCTCTAAATTGCACGGGCTGTTCTCACTGCCCCTGCGTGGGGTGACTATCTTCGGCGCCTACTCAGGCACGGGTAAGTCGACCTTCGCATCACAGTGGGCCCTGCACGCGGCTAGTCAAGGACGCAACGTCGCGATCATGTCTCTGGAGATGCCTGCCGACTTCACGCTGGAACTACTGGCGGAGCAGTCAGCCTGCATCGCACAGCCACACCTACCCTACGTCCAGCGTTTCGCTGAGTGGGCAAACGGCAAAATCTATTTGCACAACTCGACGAACGTCATCACCCCTGAGGCAGTTCTCAACTTCGTCAGGGTAAGCAAGACCATGCTGGGCTGTGACCTGATCGTCATCGACCCACTAATGCAGGTCGGTATGCCAAACGAGATAGAGGCCGAGCGTGACTTCATTACGCGCCTTGCCTCGATGGCCCGTGACTACGAGGTCGCGGTGCTACTCGTGCACCACCTACGCAAGCCACCTGCTGGTGGTAAGGGCGAGCACACCAAGCCAGACAAGTCAGCCTTCCTTGGAAGCACCCACTTGACTGGAGCGGCGGCGGCAGTGGTGACCCTTTGGGCAGACCCGGACAAGCGGGAGGCCCGGAGTAGGGGAGACCCGCCCGACGACGAATCGGGTGCGGACTACTACCTATGTATCCACAAGCAACGCTTCGCAAGCTGGCACGGCTCAGTTGGCCTGTACCAGCACGGCGAGGCACGACTTTTATGCAACAGCCGAGCACGAATGTACCGGCCTATCGATTTGGAGGAATCAACATGCCAGTCAGATCAAGACCCATTTGGCGGGTTCAGTCAGGAAGCCACTCCCGGTGGTTTTGGGAAGAGGACGACGCCCGACAGTACGCCAAGGCTCGTTACGACTACGACCTCGATGGCGTCCCGTTCATCCAGCAACTGAGTGATGCAGAAATGCTCATTCGCTTAAACGAACTCGAAAGTTCATTCGATTAATCAGGAGACAACGATATGGATTCGTTAGCTGTAATCATCATCATGACTGTGACAGTCATGACCGCATGGATGTGCGTCCGCAGTGACCTCATCAAGTACTTGGAGGGCTGTGACCTTGGAACTAAGTGATTACCAAACCCTAATCCACGCGTCACGCTACGCACGCTGGCTCGATGACGAGCAACGCCGGGAGACATGGCCCGAGACAGTCCAGCGTTACGTCAACTTTTGGAAAGACAAGGAGATGATCACCGACGCCGAGGCCAAGCGATTCGGCAAGGCGATCCAAGACATGGACGTCATGCCCAGTGCACGCTGTCTCTGGACTGCTGGGCCTGCTCTTGAGCGTGACCCGTCAGCAGGATTCAACTGCACATACGTCGCGGTAGACCACATGAGAGCCTTCGATGAGGCCATGTTTCTGCTCTGTTGCGGGGCAGGGGTCGGCTTCTCAGTAGAGCGGCAGTACATAAACAAGCTACCCGAGGTGCCCGAGGACTTGGTCCCGTGCGACACGGTGATCATGGTTGCCGACTCGAAGCAGGGCTGGGCGTCAGCACTGCGTCAGTTGATCAGCCTGCTGTACTCCGGGCACGTACCGACGTGGGACGTTAGCCGGGTACGCGCGGCGGGTGAGCGGCTCAAGACATTCGGCGGACGTGCATCGGGACCGGGCCCATTGGTTGACCTGTTCGAGACCGTCGTCCGCATCTTCAAGGGCGCCGCTGGTCGCAAGCTGAACTCGACCGAGTGTTTAGATTTAATGACCTGCATAGGTCAGGCTATCGTAGTGGGCGGCGTGCGCCGCTCGGCAATGATCAGCCTGTCTAATGTCAGCGATGACCGTATGCGTATGGCCAAGTCGGGCGCATGGTATGACCACCATGGCAACCGCGCACTGGCCAACAACTCGGCCGCTTACACGGAGAAGCCTGACTTCGCCGTGTTCATGGATGAGATGACGAGCCTGTACAAAAGCTACTCGGGCGAGCGCGGCATCTTCAACCGCGAGGGCATACAAAAGAAGATTGAGAAACACGGGCGCCGGGACCCTAATCAGGAGTTCGGCTGTAATCCATGTGCTGAGATCGCACTGCCCAGTCAGTCGGCATGCAATCTGTCCGAGGTGGTGATTCGTCCGGGCGACAGTCTGTCTGATTTGAAAAAGAAGGTGGAAATCGCTTCCATATTCGGGACTCTGCAATCGACGCTGACCAACTGGCGC